CAGACCTTTTGAGCCAATTTTCAAGGGCATCTTTAGTATGTTGGGGTGCGGTTTCTTTTAGGATATGTGTTACTGAGTGATATATATTGTTCTTTTCATCTCGGTAGACTCTATACGGTCCACTATTATCTTGAATGAGCTTCCATGTTCTGAGAGATGCTAGGGCATTTTGTTTGTCTAGCGTTCCCATGAATGGATAATAAATACACGTTCCCATAATTAATATACCTCAAAATAGTTAATAGTCAAGAATTGTTGAAACCGAATTCTTCCCTTTTCTTAATCTGCTCGTCAATAGTATCTAACTCTTCTAAAGCTACTAAGTCGTTCTTATATTCCCATCTGATTCTGCGTCTACAGTCAGGATATATGCGGTAATGCAATTTTAGTATCGGAGTAAGATGCTCATTTGTAAAATCATAGTTTTCAGCAAATTTTGCAGCCCTATCTATTTTTTGATTAAGAAGATAAAACTCTTCAAAGTCAAACTTCAAATCACCCTTATGAGGTGTATATTTAAAGCCCATCAAACCATCTTTTCTTTCATCATGTCCTCCACCAGTAGGAGTCTCAAGATCACAGCTATAACAGTAAAGATAGTCGTCTTCAACATAATCAAGGGATATAAAACCAGCACATCTAGGACATATTTGACGAGTCTCCAAAATATCTGATGGCTGACCTGACAATAGGAAAGTTTTTGTTCGAGATTCTTTTTTATCAGACTCTATCATTTTTTTAAACTTACTAAATTTATCACTAGAAATAATGTGTCGAGGTTTTATTTCGATCCATATATCCTTACCTTGTGGGCTTCTTAGTAAAAAGTCTGGGAGATAACATAATTTAGGGTCATTCTTGCCTTCTTCTCCTAAAAAGTATCCTTCTGGCTCGTAAAGCCATTTAAGTTCTAGTAAATCAAAAAATATAGCCCAACGAGCTTCCAAACGTGAACGAAAAGTAGTACCTCTATATTTAGAGGGTATAGGTTTTAATGTTGACATTTGTATAATTAATAAAAAAGAGGGTTGTTAGACCCTCTATGAATGGGGATTATTCTTCTTCTTTAAAGGGATTACCACCTTTAAGAAGTCTTTCGAGATCGAACTCTTTTTCTGCTTCCCATGCTTCATCTACAGTTTTAGCCATAGCTTTTTTCAATGGGGCAGCTTGCACAGTGTACTTTGTATCTGTACCTTGTCCATCACGAGATAAGTAGAAATCACATTCAGTCATATCTTCGTAATCTTCTAGTTGACTGATTACATCGAATTGCTGAGTGATTGTTTTTTGAGTCCAAGAAAATACTTGTATGCGTTCCAGGTCGTAATTATATACGGGAACTGCGTGAGCTATCTTGCAAGGCTCGTTTGCTTTACCATCTCTGGAAAGTGATCTAACGTAGTCATCACCAAGTTTTTCTGTAATATCCTCTGCGGTAGGATCTTCAGCAAAACGGAATGGTTTACGTCTTTCTGGGTCGTTAACATTATTGCCCCATAGTTCGTAGAACATAAAAGGCTCTTCAGCTAACAATTTGAAACGAACTTTTTGTCCGCTTTTTATACTTGATGGATTCAAGTAATCGTCTTTTGTGCTACTTGAAGATGCAGCATCTTCTCTAGCAAGTGTTGAAATGAAAGGCATAATGCGTGTTGGCTATGAAAGCCTGAGTTGCATTACTATTGTAGTACATAGACAAATCATTGTCAATGATATATAATAAGAAAACCCTAAAGGGTGGAGTTCCTTCAGGGTTTCAACATATAGTCTACAGTAGGTATTGTAACACATGAGTAACAAAAATTTCATACCCGAAATTCCATTAACATGGTTGACTTGTCCGATATACGCCGAGGGTGTATTACTACCAAAACGTAACGAAGCGAGTCCAGATAGATATTCTGACGGCAAAGTTCCTTTTGGTAGAGCGTGGAAAGAAGAACTTACAGTAAATGACTCTGCTCTGATGATTGAGAGAGAACCAGATAAGTTCAAAGCTATTGGTGTATTCACAGGACAAAAATCAGATGGTCTTGTGATATTTGACGTAGATAGAAACTTAGGTGTTATTGAAAAGAAATGGGGTAAGGATCTCAAAAAAGCACCGAAAGTTACATCACTTAGAAAAAATGCTGCTAAATTCCTTTTCAGAGTTCCGCAGGATCTTGTAACTGAAGTTGCTTCTATATCTCAGACTGCTGCTGGACAGGAAGGTTGGGAAGTTTTATGGGGAGGACAAGGTGTAATAGCTGGCGAGTATCATAAAAAAGGTGTAGGTAAAGGCGAATATAAACTTGAAGGCGATCTGTTTGACGTTCCAGTTGCTCCAGAATGGTTACTGTCTCGTATGAAAGATCAGTACAAGAAGAATAATCAAGATGTTGATATTAAATATGTAGATAACAGATGGAGTAAGCGTACCAAGGAAGAAAGAGTTGCGATTGTTAGTGGCTGCTTAAGTGTCATTGGACACAAAGGACCTAACCAAGAACATTATTGGTGGGAAATAGGTGCGATGATAAATAATGAGCTACCAGGAATTGAAGGTTTAGAGCTTTGGACTGAGTGGAGTAAGAAAGATCCTGATTATGAACATTGTTGGGAAGAGGGTGAAGATCCTTGTGCTGCTAGATGGTATGCAACTTGGAGAAATGATGGTGCTAGATATAATATGGCTCACCTAATAGATTTAGCAGATAGAGTCGATCCAGATAGAAAGAGATTTAAACAGGTCGGGCTAGATAAATTAATTGAAGATGTAGAGGCTATCCCACTTAGATATAAGGAGGAAGTGCTAGATGGTGAGGATCTTATTCAGCGTTATATGGATATTGACAATGATCCTAAGAATGAGAACCCTGCATTACATAACCAAGCGGTCCATAAATTAGCTATTGAAGCCAAGCGTGGTAATGCTGCTGAGATTGAAAGATTAGTCGATACTCACGAAATGTTTAATAGAACTAAGGGTCAGAAACCTTTAGCTATTGACGAGCTAGATGACACACCTTTTGAATATCTAATCCCAGGATTGCTGCCTAAACCTTGGACTTTGCTAGTTCATGCAGACGGTGGTACAGGAAAGACTGCTATGTGTCAGACAGTAGCTAAACATATTGGGCACGGAAAAGCGTTTAATGTTTATGGTGCTTTAGTTAACGTGCCATCTGGTAAGGTTCTTTGGTTAAACGGAGATCAGAACGAAAGAATACTTCGTAGGCAGATGAAGTTGATCGGTTGCGATAAAAATGTTCGGGTAGTTACTGAGTGGGATATGCAATGGTATAGCAGATTTAAAAAGATGCAAAATAAGTATGCGTATGATCTAGTGGTTATCGACAGTTTAGACGGTTGCAATGACAGTAACCCATACGAGGAGAATAGGAGAGAATATGCGTTACCTATAAAGAAACTTGTCAGACGTAATGGACAGGACTTTCCCGCTTGTTCGATAATTATTATTCATCACAACACCAAGGAAGGAAAATTTAGAGGAACTACTGCGATTAAAAACGCGGTAGATGAAACTTGGAATATGAAAAAATTATCAATGAATGATGCTGCTGAGATGGGTCTTACAGCAAATAGCAGATTAGTAAGTGTTGAGAAATCCAGAGAGGATCGTGAAGGTTTACGCATGGTATTTACCCTGCTACCTGATTACACATACTCTATAAGCCCTGCACCAGATCGTACAGAAGAGGTTGTGATAGACACTCCAAACAAACATACTCTTGATATATTGCGTTTGATGAGGACAGAAACTAAACCTTGGTGTGTAAAAGATTTGGTAGATCACGATACTGTTGGTGGTGCTCACAGAAAACGTGCCATAGTGTATAGCTTAAATAAATTAGAGGATCAGAAATTGATTGAAGAAGTTGACGTACCAAAAACTAAGAGTAAGGGCGGTAGACCATCTAAATTTTATAAAGCTGTTGGAAAGGAATTACCGAAGTCTTTTAGTTCCCTCGTGCGTGATATACCCCGAAATGATGTGTATAAACCTAATAATGTAGATATTGGAACGGATTTGAACAACAATGAGATTTGTAAAAACCCTAATTTTGTAAAAACCTCGGAAGATAGTGGAGGTTTATACAAAGAGGAGGTTTATACAAAACCGATTGTTGTTGAAAACTCTTCCACTGGAACGGAACAAGGTTTATACACCGATGGCTCTGGGTATATAGAAGAAAACCAAAAGTTCTGGGAGCAGTAGTAATTGAAACAGCCCATAATAAATGTCACTATCTACGAAGAAAAAAATCCTACAAAAGATAGTCCGTTAGCCACTGTGCGTTACACAGAGTATGACGAAACGAGAACTAAAGTTGAGAAAGTTAACCAAGTTGAATACCACGATCCAGCGTACTTTCACAGTCAGGTTTTACAGGCTGTTAGCTATGGACTCGATGTCTCGATATGTACAAAGCTTAGTGTGAGCACTTTACAAAAAAAGTTGGATTCTTGGACAAATTAAACTATTGTGCTACAGTAATAGGGCATATTT